TATCACTTCGAGATTAACCGCTTTATTGCGGCTTCTCCTAGTTTGATAGCTACGTTCGGTATCGCTGCGCAGAGCGCATAGACTGACCGACCGAGCCAATAGCTCATCTTCCGTGTTTTTGAAACGGTTGATGACTTTTTGTTCTTGTTCATCAGTATATGGAAGTTCGTACTTATAGAATAAGTAGCAAACTTGTCTTATAATACGGACGCTGTTCGCACACGGATCCTGAAGGACCGTGCCGTCTGGGTTAAACACCTTACTAAAGAACTCACCTAGAAACCTAGGAAGTTCACTGTTATCCATGGTTTTCCAACCATGAGTAGCAGAGTTCAGTAATGTGTTTGATGAAAGGGCCCTATCAAGGGCCTTGCCGAGACGTGGTAGGGTTTTCGTGAGAAAACCAATACCTTCAGAAGCGTATCTTGACTTGACCTTTTTACAGGTAAGGGTCAAGGTACGTTGGTTGAACACCACTCCATGCGACTTGTGAATGTCGTGAAGTAATGCAGCGATGACTTTATACTCATCTAGGCTCTTAACGAGGTCCATATGGATTCTCTCCTAGAGCATGCAATACGCCACGATCCTTTACAGTGATCGTTTCACTCAGTGACATACTAGTTATGAAAACTAATACACCACGGCAATGGTTAGCCCCAAGTCCAAAGAACGGCACCAGACTTGCTAAACCCTTACAGGTTGTCGCAAATCTGATGCACGTCAATGGGCTCGGTTTACTACCAAAGCTGTCCCCGTCGGCCCTTAACGCGGAACTGAGTACCGGAACCGTAATCTCTTATCAAATTGTGACCATTTCTGGTCAGAATTTGAAAGTGGAGATTACACCTGATATCAGTCCCGTAGTCTGGGCTTATTCCGAGGAAGCTATGCACGATCCGGCCAAGGAACTAACAGAGGGGTATCTCGCCTAGTTGGCGAGAACTCTCAATAGTCCACCTTACCGGGTTCTGCACAGTTAGTTCTTCAGCTACTGTTTCTTCACCTGGTTTTGCAACCTGATGTAGACGACTGTCAATGCCGAACCATAGACGTGTAATATGTTGATTGGAACCTTTTTCGGTTCCCCAACAGATTTTACATGCTACGGGAGCACTGGCGATGTCGAGCAGTAATTGACGAACTTCAGAGGCCACCACCCGCTCTTCGAGAATAATGCGGTGTGGGAACACGTATGTTTGCTTATTGCCCTTTTTAAAGAGGCCTAAGCGATACGTTTCCCATCCACATTTCTCGAGATGGCGGTTGATGAGGTTGAGACAACTTACTAACTGATTTGTGACCATATGGTTACTTTCATTTTTGGGTTATGCCCAACCAAACGAACAACTCTTACGAGTTGAAGAGTCGCACTCCTTGCTGTGGATTACAATCCACCTTCAAGAAGTGCTTTCGAACCGTTCCCGGTGCCATCGAAAAGCACTGTCGTTCCTGCACCAGTTGTGCAGAGAAACGAACAGAGCATCGCGAGGACATCGGCAGCATCCTGCATATGAGTTACGGCACCCACAGGGGCGTCGAGAACTGCATACGCAGAGTGCGTAACAGGCGTAATCGAGTCAACGGTAGAT